CGCCCTACATGCGCGAGATCATGGACGCGCTCTCGCCCGCGAGCCCGGTGCAGCGGGTCGTGTTCATGAAGGCCGCTCAGGTCGGCGCGACAGAGGCGGGCAATTGCTTCATCGGGTTTGTCATGCATCACGCGCCGGGGCCGATGCTGGCAGTGCAGCCGACGGTGGAGCTGGCCAAGCGCAACTCGCGCCAGCGGATCGATCCGCTGATCGAGGAAAGCCCGGAGTTGCGCGAACGGGTCAAGCCCGCACGCTCGCGCGATGCCGGCAACACGATGCTGTCCAAGGAATTCGCGGGCGGCATCCTGATCATGACCGGGGCGAACTCGGCCGTGGGGCTGCGCTCGACCCCCGCGCGCTATCTCTTTCTGGACGAGGTCGATGCCTATCCGGCCTCGGCCGACGAGGAAGGCGATCCGGTCAGCCTGGCCGAGGCGCGCTCGCTGACCTTTGCGCATCGGCGCAAGGCGTTGTTGATCTCAACGCCTACCATTCGGGGGCTGAGCCGGATCGAGCGCGAATTCGAGGCCAGCGACCAGCGGCGCTATCATGTGCAATGCCCGAATTGCGGGCACGATCAATGGCTGAAGTTCGAGCGCCTGCGCTGGGACAAAGGTCAGCCGGACACGGCGGAATACCATTGCGAGGGGTGTGACAAGCCCATCGCCGAGCATCACAAGACGGCGATGCTGGCGGCGGGCGCATGGCGTGCGATGGCGGTATCGGTTGATCCACATACCGTGGGCTATCACCTCTCGGCGCTCTATTCGCCCATCGGCTGGCTGAGCTGGGCGCGGATCGCGCGCGCCTGGGAGGCGGCGCAAGGCAATGACAATGCGATGCGGGTGTTTCGGAACACGGTCCTTGGCGAGACCTGGTTCGAGACCGGCGAAGCCCCGGATTGGCAGCGACTGGCGGATCGGCGCGAGGCGTGGACGCCGGGCACGATCCCGGCAGGCGGGCTCTTTCTGACCGCCGGGGCCGATGTGCAAAAGGACCGGATCGAGGTCGATGTCTGGGCCTGGGGCCGGGGGTTGGAAAGCTGGTTGGTCGATCATGTCGTCATTGAGGGCGGCCCGGGTGACCCGGCCTGTTGGCAAAAGCTGACCGACCTTCTGGGCCGGACATGGGCGCATGCCAGTGGCCAGCACCTGACCATTGCGCGGCTGGCAATCGACACCGGCTACGAGACCAGCGCGGTCTATGCCTGGGCGCGGCAGGTGGGCTTTGCGCAGGTGGCGCCGGTAAAAGGGCTCGAGGGCTTCAACCGCGCGAGCCCGGTGACGGGCCCGACCTATGTCGATGCCACGATCGGCGGCAGACGGCTGCGGCGCGGCGCCCGGCTTTGGAGCGTGGCGACCTCGACCTTCAAGGCCGAGACCTATCGCTTCCTGCGCCAGGACCGGCCGACGAAGGAGGAACAGCAAGCAGGCAAAGCGCTTCCGCCCGGCACCCTCCATCTGCCGGATTGGGCCGACGACGAATGGCTCAAACAACTGACCGCCGAGCAGCTGATCACCGTCAAGAGCAAGCGCGGGTTCACAAAGCTCGAATGGCAGAAGATGCGCGAGCGCAACGAGGCGCTGGACACCCGGGTCTATGCGCGCGCGGCCGCATGGATCGCAGGTGCCGATCGCTGGCCCGAGGCGCGCTGGCACGAGTTGGAGCGACATCTGGCGGTCGAGGCGACACCGCCAGACACCTCGGCTGCGAAAAAATCGCCCGCCCGTGCGTCATCGGCGCGACGGACGGTGCGATCCAGTTACATGGGCTGACCCGTTCAGCCCTGTCGATGCATCATTGCAGGCAGCACTTCTTGAACTTCTTGCCGCTGCCGCAGGGACAGGGATCGTTACGGCCGACCGGTGCCGTCTCATGCATGAAGGTATCGGACCAGGGGGCGAGGCGACCATCATTGCCGACTTTGCGCTTTTTCTGCTTGGCGAAGTACTCATCAGAATAAGAATACCATCGCGACAACTCGCCGATGGCATCGGTGATGACAGGATTACGGTAGCGTGGGTTGGTTGGCAGACCACCGGCCTCAATCGTCGACTCCAGTTCCGTGATGAAGTGGCTGAAATCGCAATAATCCTCAGGGATTAGGCCGTCATCAAAAACCGCGCGCATCTCCTCGGTCATGTCTTCTAGCCCGAGATCGGCGACGACCTCCATCCAGCCAATGAGCACGTCGGACAAGGCTTCGGGACAGCGGCTGCGGAACGTCCGGACGTGCTCATTGATTGCTGCGCGGTGGTCTGGGTGCTGTTGGGCAATCAGCACCAACGCGCTCATCAGGGAAGTGCGGGCGAAATCATCTGCTTCGGGGTCGTCAATGGCCTCGAAGAGGGGCTGCAGGTCACCATCGAAGACCCCGGCGATGACACGAAAGCTGGTTTCTGTCACCGCATCGCCGAGAAGAAGGTCGAGAGCCTCGGTCGGTTGGCGGTGCATTTGAACAATCGGGCGATAGGCCCGCGGTTCCTGCCATTGGCCCAAAAGGTAGAAGGCGGGAATGACGGCCATCAAGTCGTCTTTATTCATCTGAGCAACCGGAAGGGTACCAAGTCGTTCGATCATGTCGACGAAGATCGGCACCATCGTTTCGCGTTCGGTGCCGGCGGCAGCCATCGCGGCCTTCGGGAAGATATTGTCGCGCGCGAGATCATGCATGATTTCGGTGGGGGTCATTCTGTTTCCTTCGCTCGGCCGTGCCTGGTTACTGCATCAATTCTTAATTCTGGGTCCATCACACATGCCGACGATTGCAGAAATCCGCGCGCGGCGTGACGCGCTGAGCGCCCAGCGGGCCTCTGGCGTAGCCCGTGTCAGCTACGACGGCAAGTCCGTTGACTATCGCAGCGTCGCTGAAATCGACCGCGCCATCGAGGCGCTGGACCGCGAGATCGCAGCAGCCGAGGGGCGGCGGATCGTGCGGCAGATCCGCGTGACGACGGCGAAGGGGCTCTGAGATCATGGGTTTGTTTGATCGCTTTCGCCGTCCCGCCCGGGGCGGCCCTGCGGCCGTGCGTGCCCGGCTGGAAGGGGCGATGTCGCAGCGCCGTCTGCGGGGCTGGAACCCGCCCTTGGAGAACATCAACGCGCTCGTGGCCTCGGGTGGGCCGCGTCTGCTGGCGCGGGCGCGCGAGTTGGTTGTCACCAACGGCTATGCGGCGAATGCCTGCGAGGCCTTTGCGTCGAACCTGATCGGCGATGGGATCAAGCCCTCGTCGCTGATCGAGGATCCGGCCCTGCGCGACCGGGTGCAAAAGCTCTGGCTCGCCTGGACTGACGAGGCGGATGCCGACGGGCTGACCGATTTCTACGGCCTGCAAGCCATGGTCGCGCGCGAGATGTTTGTCGCGGGCGAGTGTTTTGTGCGGATGCGGCCGCGCCGGGCCGAGGACGGGCTGCTGGTACCGATCCAGTTGCAACTGCTGCAATCCGAGATGCTGCCCTTCGAGAAGATCGAGACTGCCACCAACGGCAATCGCATCCGTTGCGGCATCGAGTTCAACCTGATCGGGCGGCGCGTGGCCTATCACTTTCGCCGCCGCCATCCCGGCGACAGCACCGATCAGCGTGTTGCGGTGCCCGAGACCGTGCGCGTGCCTGCCGAGGATATTCTGCACATCTACCGCCCTATCGACGCAGGGCAAATCCGGGGGTTGCCGCATGTGGCACCCGCCATGGTGCGGCTGTTTCTCTTGGACCAGTATGATGATGCCGAGCTTGACCGCAAGAAGACCGCGGCGATGTTTGCGGGCTTCATCACCAAGACCGCACCGGAAGAACCGATGATGGGGGAGGGCGTGGCCGATCTCGACGGCACGGCGATTACGAGCCTTGAGCCCGGCACGATGCAGGTGCTGCTGCCGGGCGAGGATGTGAAGTTCTCGAGCCCTGCCGATGTCGGCGGTGGCTATGAGGCGTTCCAGTACCGGACGCTGCTGTCGGTCTCGGCCTCGCTGGGGTTGCCCTATCATCTGGTCACCGGCGATGTGCGGCAGGCCAACTATTCCAGCCTGCGCGCCGAACTGGTCGAGTTCCGCCGCCGCGTCGAGCAGTTGCAGCACGGTGTCGTCGCGCACCAGCTCTGCCGTCCGGTCTGGGCACGCTGGCTGGAAACGGCGGTGCTGTCGGGCGCATTGGAGATACCGGACTTCGCGCGCTCCCCCGCGCGCTACCGCCCGGTGAACTGGATCCCGCCACGCTGGGATTGGGTCGATCCGCTGAAGGACATCCAGGCGCAAGTGCTGGCGATGGAAGCCGGGATCGTCTCGCGCCGCAAGGTTGTCGAGGCCACGGGCTACGACGTCGAGGAAATCGACCGCGAAAACGCAGCCGACGCGGCCCGCGTGGCGGCACTGGGTCTGCACTACCGCACCAGCCCCGGTGAGACGCAGGGCGCGCGCGCCACGCCGGCCACCCGTCCGGACCCCGGCAATGGCACTGGCGCTGGCGATGACAGGGACGAGGGCGCAGCGGCAGCCGATCCCGCCACTGAGGAATAGGAGTGACATCATGAACAGCTGGTACACGATCCGCGCCCGGGGAACCGGCGCGGAAGTGCTGATCTATGACGAGATCGGGGCTTACGGCGTCTCGGCCAAAGGGTTTCTGGCCGAACTCGGCGCGCTGCCCGAGGGCGCTCCCATCGATCTGCGGCTCAACAGCCCAGGCGGGTCAGTCTTCGATGCCGTTGCGATCTACAACGCCATCAAACGCCATTCCGGCACGGTCACGGTGTGGATCGACGGCATCGCGGCCTCGGCCGCCTCCTACATTGCCATGGCAGGCGACGAGGTCGTCATGCCGGAGAACGCCTTTCTGATGATCCACGATCCTTCCGGTATCGTCATGGGCACCGCCACCGACATGCGGGCAATGGCGGAGGCGCTCGACAAGGTGAAGGGCAGCCTGCTGCAAGGCTATGCCGCCAAATCCGGTCGGTCGCCCGAAGAAATCGCGCCCTTGATGGCAGCAGAAACCTGGCTCGATGCAAAGGACGCGCTGGATATCGGCTTTGCCGACCGGATTGCAGAGCCGGTGCGGATCGCGGCGCGCTTCGATGTGGCACGGTTCCGCAATGCGCCGCCGGCGTTGGTCAAGGTCACGGCAGACGGGCGGGATGCGGCTGCGGCCGATGGAGGAGATGGTGACATCACCGCAGGTCTTGCAGGTGAGGCGTCTGACGAAGATCCCGCTCCTGGCGATGCCAACCCAGACATCGCACCCGACAGCCACTTGGCCGCCACTGGCCCTGATGCTGTTGAAACCCCGTCGATGGGTCCCGATCCGGGCTCTGACCCGGGGGCGGAAACTCTTGGTGCTGCCGAGACTTTGGACGCTGACACCGTCCTGCATA